AAGAACTCCATAGGGGGAGTTCTTCTGCTGAATGAAGTGACGAGTTCTAAATGTATAGTGCCATCAGATAGGATAAGGAATAGAGGATATAAAAGTAGGTTTCATGGCACTGAGGAAAAGAATAAAAATAGCAAGGGTGGTAAAGAGAGCAAAGATGAAGCGGAAAGAAATAGTAAAGAAAGGGAATTCGAGGAAACGATAGAAAATATCAAAAATATTTTTAGAAAAAGAAACGAGACGGGAAAAGAAACTAAAGGATTAAATTTAATGCAAGTGGGGAGAAATGGTAAAGAGAAACCTAGGGAGATGAAGAGCGAAACAGAAGAATTGTATGGTATTTCATCTATACAACTAAATATAGCTGCATTACTGGAAGGGACAGAAGTGAGAAGAAAAAGGAGAGATCCTGAGAGTAATCTGTATGAAAGTGTTGATGGATACGATGATAATCCAGTTAGATTAGTAGAGGCATTCCTCTCGACAACAGATTATTCTCCGGAAGGGGGAATAACGATTCAGAAACTTAAAGATCAGAAGGACAAGCCAAGAAGATATTTTTTCTTGCAGACACTCAACACACTATTAGCGAACAAGTGTATGGAGTCCATTTTTGAGAGATTTCTAGAACTTACCGATGAAGACATTATGCTCAAGCCAGGAGCCGCGAAATACATTAAATTAGAAGAGGACATGAAAAGCGAAAAAATTGAAGATGTGGATTCTTTCACAGTAACACAGGATGCAACTAAATTTGGAGATTCATATCTCCTCGAATCGATGTTTTCTATGATATGGACATTTTATAAGTTGGATTTAATAACCTACGAAGAATTTAGGCTATGTCAAATGTGTTTATATCAATTGAGAAATAGGAGAGTGCTCATGCCACCTGTGTTACACAAACTCTTGAACAAAGAAGGTGATACACTGGTAAAAAAGGACAAGACAGGAAAATCTTACGAAGTGTTGACAGGAATAATACCGCATCAGCTGGAGATTAATAAATATTTCAAGAAAGGAACTCATATGTTCGAAAAGGCTATAGACAACAATATATCTCTTAGGAGAACTAATGGATTTATACTAGGAGCTATAAATAAGACAGCATCTCTCATGTCATCACTAATTCATCAAGTTACTATTATGATTTTAAAAGATTATGGGATTAAGGACATGGTGTTTTCTTCAACCCACTCTGATGATCATATCACAATGTTAAATTTAAAGAATGATAGGTTTTTCCCCAAGTTGATTAGAGGTGAGATCAACCCAGGTTTGTCAATCAAAGATTGGATCCCTTACAAAAAAACAAATTTCTTGACTCTTGTCAAAAACCAAGAGAGTATGGAGATAAAATCACTCAACTATGGTAAAAGATTAAAAGAAGAGAAAGGGTTAACTCCTGAAGAAGAAGGAAAGGAAGAATTAAAGAATGAAAGAGAGAAAACCAAATCAAAAAAGAGAAGGGAAAGAAAAAGGAAAGTGGAAATGAAAAAAATGATAAAAACGAACGGAGGAGAAGAGTTCAACGTTAAAGGAGATTATAGATTGGTCATAAGGAACTTCGATGATGAGATCATAATGTCTAACACAGTGTTAAATTCTGAGGTGTTGAGGTTTGTCTTAGCAATCCTATTCTTCTCATGGAGATCATTCTCACAATCACCGAGCCCTATAAAAACATTTATCAGTTCTATAGGAGAAGTGTTACAAGTTGTAGTAGGACAAGGGGAAGTGATAGTACCAAAGGCAAGATACTTTATATCAATAGGCGCTGAGCTTGATGGCATGAGCCCTGGTGACGACATAATGAATGCGATAGGAAGAACTTTTGATATATTAACCAATGGAGGCACAGTAGAGGAAACTGCTTTGTCAGTTCACATAGTGAACTGGATAGTAAGAAGAAACTGGGGATTGATAAATTATACACCTAACAACAACACTCCGATTGAATATGGAGGGCTGTATTGGGCTTTACCACATCATTTAGTTAAGTTTGGATATAAGTCAAACATCATCAGACTTTTATGCAGTAAAAGAGGAAAAGAATTCTTGAGGATCAGTACGGAAGATTCAGGTATATGGGATAGTAAAGAAATAGTCAAAGAGAGAAGGAAAAAAGTTAAAAGTAACATGGTAAAAATATTACAAAGAATCAATGGAGCAGAATTCAATTTTGACATAAATAGAATAATGGAAGAATCCATCGACAACAAATATAATGAACTTGTGGAAGAAGAGGAGAAACTCTATGCTGATGATGATTTGAGAGATGATAAATCAGAAGCTGAGTCCAGCGTTGTTCCTGACAGCTCAGAAGCAAATGATTATGGAAGCTCATTAATGAGCTTTAAGATAAATTTAGGTAGAAATGAAGGAGTCAGCAGAATGCTTACACTAGCATGGAATGAAGGGGTGGAAGGGATCGAAAAAATGATAAAAGTGAACAACTTCGATATAGAACTTAGTAGGACTGACATTAACAAAAGTTTAAAGAATTTAAGTGCCGAATGGATTTACTTTCAAACCAGTAGATTTAAAAGTGATGCAATACGAACCGTCTCGACTATAAAAAGTATAGTCACAGGTTCTCAGAGCAGTTTTGTGTCCAAACTTCATAATGCAGTCAAAATGAAACATAAGTTGGGATATTCAAATAGAGTCTATGAAAATAGATTTAAAAAAAGGCTTACTAAAAGAGTACGGGTTTAGAGAGGTGAAATTGTTGACGATCTCTCATATTTGGGAGGTGCTGAATTCAATTGCAGATGACGCGGAACAGCGAGAAGAGAACGAAACGGAAAAATTGAGTAAGATATTTTTATTCTTTGAACGTTTTTACAAATCTGACGAAAGAGACATGAAAACCGAGAAGTTGGGCGAATTAAAAGTAACACCTAGATTGTTGTACAATAAGGACACAAGGTACTACCATGCACAAAGAAGCGGGGTTATGAATAGAGGGGTTACTAAAGACACTGCCAATTTGATACTAGTAGTTGCTCTAGAAGTGAGAGAACGAAAGTTAGAAAAAGTGGAAGAAAGTATGGTGTACAAAAAAAGAAAAAATGACAGAAACGAATTGTTTATGAAGGACAATGTACCCGGAATAATAGGGATATACGATGAACTTAAACTAAGTAATGAGTACATAAAATCTAATATAGAAAGGCTAAGTAATATACTAAGCAATCCCATTAGAGGAGGAATATACAAAGGATTAGGAAACGACAGGGATGATTTTATAAAGAATTTCTCTCGTGAGTTTGTTATAGAAAACGAATCGAAGGCCTTCTTGCAAAGAAAGTTAAATGACGAGTATGACGTAAGATTGGACGAAAGATCTGAGAGAAGAATGGTCATTGTTTCCAATGAATTTAGAGAAATAGGATTAGAATGTACTATATACATGCAAAATGGGAGAAAATACGAAGTTAAAGAAGAAAACAAGTATCTTGCTAAAGCAGATTTTGAATCTGCTTATGGGGCTTTAAGGCACAAGGAATTATATCTTTATGATACTTTCGGACCAGTTATACAAAATTTTGTAACCGAAGGTCAAGAGATATGGCTCGCAAGTTTTGAAAATGGAAATATAACTGTAAAATTACGGGGTAAAGGGGAGCAAAGAAAATTTGAGCTAGAATTTGAAAGAGGAAGTGTTAGCACACTCATTTCAAATGTTAAGTTTATATTGTATTTCGTGCTAAATAAGGAGAATAAGTTCGAAGAAGAGAAGATAGGAAGTCTAGATAAGTCTGAATTCCAATACGTGAATAATGTAATAGTGGAGAACAAAGGGACTGTTGGAAGAAATATGTCAATTAAGCGATTGGAGAGAGTATCACATATAATAGACCAAGAAGATGGTTTGTATATGTGGAGAAAGTTAAATAAATACGATGAAATGGAGGAGTTTTATTTAAACAACAAAGAAGAGGTAGGAAGTATTAGAAGATTATGTTACTGGAATATCCCTTACAAAAGTACAGACTGTACCTTGCTGTTAGAAAGAGAAGAAAAGGGCATATATTTAGAGGTGAATGACATTGGCAGTATGGAAGCAGAAATGAATGACAATGAAACAATAAGTAAGATCATAAGAATAGGAGCTATCATGGGAAATATAATATCAAAAGAAAAGGATACAGTGATGTATGAAAATATAAACAAGAAAATGAAGTCATCTAGAAGAAAAGAGTTTGTAGGGAATTATAGATTAATATATCGGTCCGATATATTGAATTTTATTTCATTCTCAAATTTGATAGGATTGGATATAAATACCCAACTATCAGAAATTATATCATGGTACGACAGTTCAGAGTTCATAAGTGTATTACATAGGGAGTCCAGTAAAGAATCTGTGATAAATAAACTTTATTATTACGTAGATGATCTGAATAAAAATTTCGAAAGAAGGAAAAAAGAGAGAAAAACTGTAAAAAAAGAAATCCGGGATGATATCAAGAATAGAGATCTTAGAACTTTAAGATTTAACAATGCATTCAAAAATTCGAAATCAGTATCGTTTCCGAATTGGAGCAATATAGATATGATGAAAATGATCATAGAGTATGAATCTGGAATAGAGCTAAGAGAGTATGACCAAGACAAAATAAATTATAGAATGTCAAATTTACATTATATGTCAAAAGGGTTTAGCCCTAAAGTAGTAATTGAAATGATGAGTCTTGCCACTAAGGTGAGACTGATAAAATATGACGATATTAGAGAACCTGGAACTCTAGGAAATTCGAAGGAGATAGACTGGAATGTGATAATGTTATGGGATGCTATAGCCTGGGTAGACACTGAAACAGAGAAAGAGATATTGGAAAAATTCATATTTAAATACTATGAGGCAGAGAAAAAGGAGTAAATAGTAATAGCATTCATTGAGGTGTTTTTTTAAAAAATTACCTTTCAGCTTCCAAAATTTTGAAAACATAAGGAGTAAAATCCTCGTGGGAGTAGAAAACTGATACAGGAGGAGCAGTAAGAGCCGACTCGGAATAAGCAGAGGAAGAAGAAATGGAAGAGGAAGAAGATGACGAAGTTGATGAAAGAGAAGATGAGCTAGAGGACAATGGAACTTTTTTATAAGGTTCCATCCTCTTGTACTCAAGCGTACTTTTCTTTTTTGTAAAAGGGTGATTGTTTTCCATCTCAAGTGTCGCTCTAAATAGGTACATACTCGATATCCCGAGGCTAACACTAGTCCTAGGACCAGGGTAGGTTACTGTGAGTTTCTGTTTTTTGAAATCCCAAGAGATATTCTTGAGGAATTTAGGGTCACACTCTGTGGAAGGAATAAAGAAATCAGTAGATGGAATAATATTACAAGAACCCTTATAAGATTTCTCCATCATCTCCAAATAATGCTGGTAAAGGTCTGAATCAACAACGATATTACTGCGAACCCAATGAATGGGCTCATTAGAGAGTACTACTACTCCAGGGTCTAGAAGTCTTTCCTTTAAAGCAGTAGTCAAGGAGGGTGTCTTTACACCATTATAATAAATGTATATATCGTTTCCACTAAAGGAAGTTGAATCAAACTTAGTGCGTGTATTCATAAAGAAAAAATTAGTTGATAGCAACAGCAGTTGACTGGGAGTCTTCACTGTCTTTAGGGATTTTGAAGATGTAGGTCTGTAAGATCGAAGATCTGACCCATATCCGAAAAAAATAACATCGGTGTAAATGAAAAGAATTGACTCTTCACCCTGTCTCCAGGGATCAGATGTCAGATAAACTGACTTCAACTCTTCTTGTTTAGACACAGAAGAAGCTAGCTTGGCAC